GCAGACTCTTGGATGTTTAGTCCAAAGAACCCTGGTGCTGCGATACTAGCTGTTTGTGATGGAGATGCCATTAAGTAGGTGTCCAAATAAATTCATCAGGATACTTGTTGCCCTCAATAGACACATGGTCTGCTAAGGATGTCTGATACAGCGCATAAGCCTCAGAGCTGCTTAGGCCACCATCTTCTCCACGCTCTGCCAGTGCCTTAGCATAGGCCAAGAAGATGACAGGCTCGTCAGGAACCTTGATCTGGTCTGAGTTAAGAGATAACTGTGCCTGTGGCTTAATCACGTTAAAGTTGACAATGTAGTTAGCATCAGGGATTGGATACAAGTCTACCTGTGTGTCACCGTTACTGTCCACACCGTTAAAGTTGTAATAGCGAGGAGAGCCATATTCAGGTGTATTAACCAAGAACAAAGCGTCCATCTCTTGCGTTGCAGCATTGTTTAGAAACCAGTTGCTAGAGTCATTCAGAACATCAAAGACCCTAAATCGAATGCCAGCATTAGTGAGGACATAGTTAAAGAGGTTAGCAGTAGTAGACACAGTAAGAGTTTCAGACAGAGCATTCCAATTGTATGCATCTTCTACCTGCCTCTTAGCGTCATTGACGAACTTGCTAATTAGTTTGGAGTATGAGGTGTCATTGACTGAAGTAACCTCGTTCTCACGAAGCCTAACCAGTACATCATTGACAAGTTCTAGATAAGTTTTGTTTGCCATTTAGCAATCCCATTTCCTAAGTGCCAGTGCTTTCCTTGTTGGTCTGCCCTTCTCATCCTTCATAGGACCAGGTACACTACTCATACGAGCGCAGAATGACTTCCTACGAGCAGCCTTCTTAGGAGACTTTGCAGCCTCTTTAGAGGACACTGGAGGCTTCAGGTTAGCGCCTTCCTTGTTCTTAAAGTATGCCCTGCCTTTGGCGTTTAAGCCACCTTCTGGGTTCTGATATACTTTCTTTACCATTTATTTCTTCTTTGCTGTCTTTGCAGACTGTTTAAATGCCTTAGCAGTGGGTGCGCCTTTAGAGCCTACCTTACGCATCTTCTCACCAGATCCCTCTGCTATCCGTTTACGCTTTGCATTGATATTGGCATAGAGTCCGGGCTTAGTAACCACGAGAAGAGCCTTTCTTTGCTTTCTTCTTCTTAGACATACCAGTCATTGATAGGCCAACAGCTACTGCTTGTTTCTGTGGCATACCTTCTTTACGAAGTTTGCTGATCTTAGCCGAAGCTGCCTCTTGTTTGCCCTTCTTAGTGTAAGGGTATTTCTTTCCGTCTACCATTGGCATACTATTCTCCTTTAGAATTGGAACTGAACTGTCATCTCAGGCATGAACTCTACAGTTGCTATGTAGGTTACTGTCTGAGTACCCGAGTTTTGTACTCGAATCTCATCACCAGCTTGTAAGACTACCTCTGCCTGTCCATCTAATCTAACAAACTCACCAGCACCTAAGTTCTTACCACCAACAATAAAGTATTCAGTGTTGGTAGAAGAGTCATACCAGTAGACCTTCGGAGTGTCGTTACCAGTAAGACTAATGATGTACATCAACTGCCAAAGACCAGTATTCTTAGTAGGAACCGTAAGAATAGTTTCCTTGGTAGTAGTGCTTTTAGTTTTAACTGCGGAGACTTTTCTGCTCATATTAACCTACTTTAAGAACTAAACTGAGTAATAGAACTACGATAAAACCAGTAGTGCCTAGCAGGATCTGTTCTAGTCTCTTTAGCCTAGCGTTGATGCCTGCATAGCGTTCAGCGCATACTGCCTCATGGGTATCAAGTTGGCCTTTGACTTGGTCTACTGATGACATCACTATCTCCACTTAGGTCCTTCCATCCAGGCTACTAGCGAGTGTCTAGTGCCCTTGGTTACGGGGTTTACCTTATGAACTACAAAGGAGGGAAACACTAAAACAGTTCCTTGTGTCTTAAGGTGTTCTTGTTTAGGGGCGCTGAGATGTAACGGCTGCATCTCAAACTCCCCACCTTCATACTCTTCTGGGCTAGACAGTTGGCACACCAGAGATAACTTCCTGTGTACTTGTCTACCATCATCCCAGTTTACATCATTGTGCCAATTATAATAACCTTGATCTTCTGCGTTGTACTCTGTAAACTGAATCTCATTTAAGTGCCACAACTCAGATCCAAAGGCATTGTGATTGGCAATATGAAACAAATTAGTTAGTTCATGGTACAGCCAACCAAGGTCTTTATTGTCCCTAGCGATCCACCTAACCTTACTTCTACGGATATTAGTGTCTACGTTAGAGCCTTGGAAACCTATTACTGCATCCTGCGGTTCTATCTCTTTTGCTTGTTCTATTATGGTGCTACAAAGTTCTTTAGGATACCTCTGCTGCCACATCTGCCACATTGCGTTCATTGAAAACACTTAAATGTTGGCATTTATCTTTTCCATAATCTCGTCCATGCTCTCCGAGACTTCCCAGTTGTTGCCGTTCATACCAAAAGCTACACGAACCTTTGTGCCGTCTTCCTGGGTGTGTTCAAAGAACGATGCAATCAGGTCTGTATTCAGGATTAGACCTTCACCGATGCGGCCCTTGGCGGCGTTAGTTAGTTTGATAAGTTTCACGCAGCAACCCCTTCAACTTCAACCCACGAAGTTGTAGCCTCGTCCCATGAGTAACGCTTGCCGTCATCTGGGTAGGCAACAGGTGCGTCCCACAGGCAAGTGCCTTCGTTTAGAACCCATGAGGCATAGGGCTTCGGAGGAATGAACGCATCACGTACAGGATCGTAGGTGTACCCGATACCAGCATAGTTCTTACGCAGAGGCGTTCCACCTAATGCGTGTACCCCGCCGTGGGTGTTGTACGAAGTCTGCTTATAGACATCGCCTGTACGAGCGCAGAGGTCTGCCTCTTTACCGTCATCTTCTTGCCGCCCTACGGTGACAAAGGTGACGATGTTGTTTTCGTCTAGTTTTGCAAAATGTGCCACTTAGTTCTCCTTAAATAAATGTTACGACTTCTGAGGTTGTAGATGTTGCGGTCACTTCATAGACCCTGAAACCACCGCTTGCAGAGCCACCACTAAAGGTTACACCGGATGAGAACGCCGCTGTGTAGGTGTCGGGAATCTTGATGACTACAATACCAGAACCGCCTGCGCCAGCCGATGATGTACTACTAGCCCCGCCTCCACCTCCACCTCCTGTGTTGGCAGTTCCAGAGCCTCCATTCGTTACAGATGGAGCATGTCTTCCACCATTACCACCACCCCCAGTACCTCCAGTACCTCCAGTATCGCCAGCACCAGCACCCCCACCGGCTCTAGTTACGGATGAACCTGTGATAGTCGATGCAACGCCAACACCGCCATTAGCACCAACTAATGAAGTTCCATTATTACCTACTGCTCCTGCTCCCCCACCACCGCCGCCAGCATTTTCACCGCCAGCAACGGCAGTTCCACCATTAAAACCTTGATTAGCAGTTCCACTTCCTGCTGTTCCGCTTGGATATGGCGATGAACTTATATTACCAGCACCGCCTCCTGAACCACCTGCACCACCATTAGCACCAACGCCGCCACCAAATCCAGCGCCGCCATAACCACCACCTGTTGAGGTTACAGAACTAAAAACAGAATTAGCCCCTGAAGAACCAGCAGTATTTGCACTAGTTGCACCAGCACCGCCGCCCCCAACCGTAACCGTATATGCAGTGCCAACATTAAGGGTTAAAGAAGTCTCGGCGCTTGCCCCACCACCAGAAGTGCCAGCACTTGTTCTATAGCCGCCTGCTCCCCCGCCACCACCGCTATATGTGTTTGCAGTATTACCTCGACCACCACCCCCACCACCCGCAATCACTAGGAAGTCCGTAGTAAGTGTTTCGGTATTTTGCACAAAACTAACTGTCTCGCTAGTCGTGCTTGTAGCCGTGACTGAGTAAATCAGGTCTGTGCTTGTAGACGATACAGAGTAGGTAACACCGCCAGAGAATGTCGCACGATATGCGTTAGGTATCTTGAAGATTACGATGCCTGAACCACCGTTGCCTCCGTTAACATTTGATGCACCAGAACCACCGCCACCACCGCCGGTATTGACCGTTGCCGCAGAACCGGTAGCAGCAGAACCACCATTACCGCCGCCGTTTTGTCCAGCGCCAGCAGCCCCACTCATCGTTCCACCGCCGCCACCACCGGCTCGTGTTACAGATGATCCAGTAATAGAAGAAGCAACACCGGAGCCGCCATTTCCGCTTGTTGCGCCAGCAACACCAGCCGAACCAGCACCGCCCCCACCGCCGCCCCTAAATGGGCTTGCAGTTTGTCCTGCACCGCCGCCATAACCTTGGTTTGCGGTTCCTGTTCCGGGTGTTCCAAATTCTTCTGCGCCGCCACCAGAGCCACCGTTTAATCCATCTCTTGAAGCAGCACCACCACCACCTCCACCACCACTTGACGTAACAGACGAAAGAACAGAGTTTGACCCTGTTGAGCCTTGTGCGCCGTTTGTTTGTGCGCCGTTTCCACCGCCACCGACTGTGACGGTGTATGAAGTACCTAGGGCAATTGTTAATTTAGATTCGGCTGACGCACCGCCCCCAGAAGTTCCTGCGGATGTCCTATATCCACCTGCACCGCCACCGCCGCCAAAATAATCACCGCCTCCACCACCACCCGCAATTACGAGGAAGTCAGCAGTAAACGCTCTTGCAAACGTCACAGTCTCAGATGTAGTAGACGTAGCAGTTACAGAGTAGATGTTGAACCCACCAGATGTGGACAGGCTAGATGTAACGCCACCAGAGAATGTTGCGCCTACGTTGTCAGGTACTTTAATGATGACAATGCCAGATGCTCCAGCAGCGCCGTTACCTGAAGCGCCTCCTCCTCCACCACCACCGCCACCTGTGTTAGCAGTTCCAGCAACAGGCGCAACAGAGGAAGTTGCTCCTCGGCCGCCACCACCTGTTCCACCACTACCACCAGAAGTTTGGTTTTGGTTACCGCCACCGCCGCCTCCGGCTCTCGTAACAGACGACCCAGTTATGCTTGATGCAGTTCCTGCACCACCGTTTCCTGCGGTATTTGTAGATGCGTTACCACCTACGGCATTTGCACCGCCGCCACCACCGCCTTGTGAGTTTCCACCACTAGTAATATTTCCGGTTCCGCCGTTATTTCCTTGGCTAGGTGTAGTGGATGGAGTATTACCAGAACCGGCACTTCCTTGATAACCAGCGCCACCGCCAGAACCACCATTTCTACCATTGATAGTCCCGGCTCCAGCACCGCCTCCACCGCCACCAGTAGATGTAATGGTGCTAAATACGGAGTTAGACCCATCACTACCAGCAGCATCACTCGTTGCACCAGCACCACCTGCACCAACGGTTACTGTAAATGCAGTTCCAAAGGTTAATGTTTGAGAAGAAAAATCACGATAACCACCTGCGCCGCCCCCGCCTTGACCGCCAGTATTGTTTCCACCACCGCCACCACCACCAGCAATAACCAAGAAGTCAACAGGTGCGCCAGCAAGGAAAGTCACAGTCTCACTCGTTGTAGAAGTAGCCGTGACTGTATATACGTTGTATCCCGCAACAGCAGTCGAGAGAGATGAAGTTACACCAGATGAGAATGAGGCATAGTGCGTAGATGGGATTTTGATGATTACGACACCTGAACCGCCGTTTCCGCCAGCAACCGTTGAACTGCTATAACCACCACCACCGCCACCGCCACCGCGATTTGCCGGGGCCGCAGTTGGGACAGTGCTTGACCCTGTGCCGTCTGCACCGCCATCAGTAGCTGTTCCAGCCGACTGGTTCCAAGCGCCACCGCCGCCGCCACCTGCCCGTCCTAAAGCGGAGCCTGTAATTGACGATGTAACTCCCGCGCCACCGTTGCCGCCTGCGGAGCCTGAAGAATTACCGCCCAATGCCCCGGCACCGCCGCCGCCGCCGCCCCGAGTATTGTTAATTGCTGTACCAGACGCTGTGCCGCCACTAAAGCCTTGCCCCGTTGTGCCATTACCCGGCGCTCCTATAG